ATGTTTCAACGTAAATTGGCTCAAGCTCGTCGTTTAGGAAAACAGTTTGCTGGTATTGCTGCTGGTGCTGTTGTAGCCGGTGGTGCTGCTGCCGCTGATCACTCCGTAGCTATTGGCGCTGCTGGAACAGATGGCGAAACGAATACCGGTGCTGCTGTACTGGCTATTCTGGGTATTCTGGCGGTTGTTGTTGGTGTTGGCTTCGTTATCTCTGTTCTTCGTAAGAGCTAATCGTGCTACTGGCTATGCTCTACGCTATGGCCTTTTCTCTGTGCTTTGTTCATGGTTTTTATACCGGCCGCATTGCATAGAGTATCAAAGCGGGTAGGGCGATTGTTCTATCCGCTTTTTTTTGTGGTTTTTTTTGCGTTCGTTATATCTGATTTTTTTTATGTACTTTTGTTCTTTGTAGTAACGGCGGTCGCTTATGTTTCGGTTAGTTAATTCATTCTTATTATCTTTTTTATTTTTATTTTCTTTGGATGTGTCAGCCGGTACCGTTAATTTAATCGAAGGTTATTATCCATCATTGACTGTTGCGTCTGAGGCTTGTGCTTCAGCCAAAGGTTCTAGCTGTTCGTCTACACCTTCTTTTTCTGGGTGTCCCTCTAATCGCCGATATTATCAGATCGTAGGTGATGATTATGTTTATCATTACTATTGCTATAGCACACCTGATCCTTGTACAGGTGATGAGGAATGGGATGTTGACACTCAAAGCTGTATGAGCCCACCTTCTTGTTATTCAAGACGCGGTACTCAGTATGGTTCTGGTATGCGTCAGACAAACCATGATAATAATATTTGCAAAGATGGCTGTACCGTTGAGCCTTATGGTATTTCCTTAGGTCTTCTTAACGATGATGGGTCTGTTGATTATTCAGGTAATTGGCGCTATTCGGGGGGTACTTGTTCTGGTGGGCTTGCTACTGGGATAGCTGGTGAGACTATTTTAGATGGCGTTGAGGGGGATGAGTTTGCACCGACACCTTGTCCTTCTGGTTGGTCTCTTTCTGGTAGTGCTTGTCAGCCTGATCCCGGAACTACGGCTCCTTCCTCAGAATCTGGTGAAACTGCCTGCGAAATTTCTGGTGATAGTTGTATTTCTTTTGATTCCGGCGTTAATTTTCCTCCTGTTGATTCTACTTCTGGTTTAGATACCCAAGCGGAAATCGATGGTACTGAAACTAATACTGGTGCTGGTGGTAAAACTGTTGTTTCTGGTGGGGGCGGTGCCACTTCTTCGGGTCAATCGACCTCTGATTTAGACGGTGATGGTGATACCGGTTCCTGCGACCCTTCGCAGCCTGATTGTATTCAAACTAATAACGGCACTGTAGAGGGTGGCCTAGTTTGTGATGTGCCTCCAGTTTGTGATGGTGATGATGTTTTATGCGCTCAGTTGATGCAGCAGTATTTGCAGCGTTGTCCCAATGAGAATTTTGAGCAGCCTACGTTGGGTTCTACTGCTGAAAAACTAGCAGAAGTTACTGCCGAATTTAATACAGAATGGAATCGCGTTAAATCAGAGGCAGAAAGTAAGTTTTCAACTTCTTTGTCTTCTGGTGGATCAATTCCAGCGCGTGTCACTTCAGTTTTTGGCGTTAATATCGATTTTTCTATCTCTCGTTTTCTTCCTTATTTACAAATAATTGCAAACCTAATAATTGCGGCTGCTTGGATTATGGCTGCAGGTATTGTTTTGTCTGGTAGGGGTTAATAATGGATTTCATATTAGATTGGCTTGAATGGTTTACTGATTTTTTTACTGGTGATGGTGAGGGTCCAGGGCTTTTTGAATATATTCTAGATTGGTTGAAAATCTGGTTTCTTAAGCTTCAGACAGCGGCTGTTTCTTTGTTTTGGTCTATTGCTGAAGTGGTTCTAGATCAGCTTAATTTATCTAGTGCTTTGTCTTCTGCGTGGGGTTCTATCGATGGTGAATTGATGGGGTATATGTCTTTTTTTCGTATCCCAGAAGCGTTTAGCATTATTTTGTCAGCCAAGGTTACTCGTTTTGTATTGAATATGGTTGGCTGGTAATGACTGCCTGCATTCATCACGGCCCGCCAGGTTCTTACAAGAGTTTTGCTGTTCTTCAGTTTGAAGCTATTAACGCCTTAAAAGCTGGTCGTAAGGTTGTTACTAATCTGCGCGGTTTTGATTCAATTGAACGTATTGAAGATGCTTTAGGTATTGATATACCTGATGAAGCTGAATTGATTTCTGTTCCTCATAATAATGAGGGTTTTGGTTTAATTTCGCGCTTTTTTCATTGGGCACCTAAGGGCGCGTTGATTTTTATTGATGAAGGTCAGCGTGCTTTTCCTAAACGCGTAAAAGATCTAGGTGTGTATGACTATCCGGGTGGTCAGGATCAAGCAGAAATTGATGAACGCCCGTCCTCTCTTGAAATTGCTTTTGATCAGCACAGACACCACAACTGGGATATTTATATAACGACTCCCAATATTGGCAAAGTCCATCCTGAGATTAGACAGGTTTGTGAATATGGTTATAGGCACCGTAATTTAACGGGTCTATTGCCTTGGTATAAAGATAAATGGAAAGAGGTACAACATGACCCATCAAACAACGGCCAATCTGCCTCCCATAGTATCGGTCAGCCAATCATCAAACAGGCCGACAAGAGATACTTCAATTGCTACGAATCAACCCAAACTGGAACAACCACCAACGATATTAAAACGCCGTCGATTCTTAAGTCTCCTAAAATCATCATGTTTGCCTGTGTATTCGCTTTTGCTGTTAGTTATCAGGTTTGGTTTTGGCTTATTAAAGACTCCGGTGAAGATGTTACGGAACCTGCTCAAGTCTCTTTATCGTCTAATGTTTCCAATCCTTCGGAAATTGCTCGTCCTGTTTCTAATGGTGGTGATGGGGTCGTTACTCGTCCGGTTATTACTCGTTCAACTTCTGCCGTTAATTATGTGAATCATCCTGTGATGACTTACAAAGGCCAGTTTTTAGGCACTCTTGATAATCGTCATAAGCGGAATCATTTCTTTAGGTTTTATGATGAAGACGGGCGCTTTTTTCAAATCTCTAGCGGTGAATTAAAACAGTTAGGTTTTACTGTTGAGGCTGTTGGTTGTGTTGCACGTATTGAATATAACGGTCGTCAGCGTTTTATTCCTTGTTTCGATCAGTTGGAGCCTGAAACGCTTGTTGATTCTACTCAGGACTTTATGGAGCGTGATATTCCTAGAATCGAATGGTTAGAAACTCAGCATGTTCATAATCAATTTTAGCGCCAGCCGGGCGAAGACACAGCTATGCGCAGTCGCCGCCCGGCTGGCGCTAACGTTCTTGTAACACGTTATTAATAAGGGGGGTACTCCACTACATACCCTCAAATAGAAACAAAATAAGCATCATTTAGGAGTCTACCTACCATGCGCTATGAGTCTAAGCTGTGGCACCGTGAAGGATCATTTTTAACTAACTCTCAAACCTCTTTCGACCTATCGGATATTCGATACCTGCATACTGGTGTTGATACGGTTAAACAGCTTTATAAGTGTCTTTTGAAGATTGAGCTCCTTGTTGAGCTTCAACGTATCTATGACTCTGGGTTCAATCAGGTAATTGAGCTGGGTGGTGTTAATTGGCTTATATCTAGATCAAGTAAAAGCGCTGGTTATCAATGGATTCTACGTAATGGGGATGAAGGGCTAGTGGTGCTGCTTAAATCATTCTATGCGGATGAAACCCTACATGCTTCACATGTAAAAATTGAAGTCTCTCCCCAACTTATTGCTCGTAATACGCCTAAAGAGCTTTCTGATTACCTTAAAAAAATAGCGTCTAGCTTTGCTACTCAATTGAATGAAACGGGCATTGCTGCTCATATTGCAGTTGATATCAAAGGTTTTGAAATTCCAGAAGATTTTGAATACAGATTAGTAACCAAATCTAAGCGACAAATGCGTCATTTGGGTATTTCTGATTCTCATTTTTCAGTGTCAGAAACGGCTGTTGTGTATGGGGATCGTCAAACGTTTACCTTTGGTAGTGTCGGTGGGTTACAGATGCAACTTTACGATAAAGTTACTGAAGCGATTAAGACTGACAAGATTGGTTATTGGGAAGAAAAATGGCGTCAAACGCCTTCTGTAGATGATTTTATGGAACCTGAGTATCAGGATGGTGATTCTGTTAAACGGCTTGAAATGCGCTTTCACCACTCGATAATTCAGCAATTTTGTAATGGTACTAAGGATGATAATGGTGAGTTTATACAGATCAACAATTTCGAAGATCTGGCTAAGCATTTAACCGCACTTTGGCGCTATGCCCTCAATAATTTTCGTCTTCAACACTCCACATCTTACGTTGATCCGGTATGGCAGTTATTAATGGAGGATGTGGAAATTTATGCGCCTGCTCCTGACTTCCTATATACGCGCAAACCTAAGCCTCCAGGGGAGTCTACTCGAAGGAATGTAGGTCTCTGGTTAGGTAATCACTTAAAGCTTATGTGTCGACGTCGCTTTACCTTAGATTTTGCTGTTTCTAATATTCTTCAGTGTGGTTTAGAGACGGAGTTAATGGATTACTTCGGATTATGGGGATATGAGGGTAGGGAGGCTTTACCCGTTGTCGTTAGGGAATTTATACGAGAAAAGTTTCAGATACTTGAGTTAAGGGGTGTTGCTGCTTAATGAGTATCAAGCCTGAAAATGGTGGTTTTAGATTAGATATGTACCCGGCTGGTAGGGAAGGCCCACGTATCCGTCGTAAGTACGATACGAGGAAGGAAGCTAAGTTAAGAGAGGCAGAGTATATATCTCTTTATTCAAAGGCTCCTGAACAGTTTGAAAGAGATAAACGTAAATTATCTATCCTTGTTACGCTCTGGTATCAGTTACACGGTTCAACGCTTAAAGATCATAAATATCGATACTCTCGCACTTTGGCTTTATGTGAAAAACTGGGTGACCCGGTTGTTTATAAATTCTCGGCTAAAGATTTTGCTAGGTATCGTGAGGTTCAGTTAAAAGAGGGTAAATCTAAGTCTACGCTAAACCATGAGTTACGTTATTTACGCGCTGTTTTCTCTGAGTTGGTACGTCTTGATTACTATAAGGGTGTTAACCCACTATCAAAAATCAGGACGTTTAAGCTCCCTCAATCAGAGCTAACATTCTTAACGGTTGATCAGGTTAATCTGCTGCTTTCTGAGTGTAAAAAATCGACTAACTCTCATCTGTATCCAGTTGTTCTTTTATCGCTTGCAACGGGTGCCAGAATTAGTGAAGCGAATAGTTTAAAACGTCGGAATCTTCTTTCAGATCGTGTTGTTTTTACTGATACGAAAAATGGGAAAAATAGAGTAATTCCGGTTAAACCATCATTGATTCGTTACCTTCGCTTAAAAGCATTTCCTGCACCTCAAGATAGGCTTTTTGCGTCATGCAAAGGTGCTTTCCGTTCTGCGGTCGATAGGTCTGCTATACAGTTACCAGCGGGTCAATTAACACACGTTATGCGTCATACGTTCGCTAGTCACTTTGTTATGAATGGTGGAAGTTTAAAGGTGCTTCAGGAGTTGTTAGGACATGAGGATATTAAGACAACTATGATCTATGCCCATCTTGCTCCTGACTATCTGGAATCAGTGTTAGATTTAGGTGTTTATTCAGAACTTCGTAGACAAAATATAGATAAAAGGGCTCATAGGAGTTACTAG